CAAAGAGCTGGTCTTTTGGGGCGGTAATGCGGATAACGGTGCGCGCTGCGGCTTGGCGTCTGCGTACTCGTTTTACGCTTGGTCGTCCTCGGATGCGTCTGTCGGCTCTCGCCTTGCTGTAAAATCAGAGGAAATAGCCGAATACTTTGGAAATCAGTTCAAAGAATTATGGAGAGATTTTCTGATCGGGAAAAGATAAAAAGCATGTCTAATCAATGGCTGCGGCGTTAGTTGCAGCCATTTTTATTTCTGATAGTATGGACAAAATAAAAACATACGTGATAACTCTTTCACCTTTCTTCTTGAAAGGGCACCCAAAAGTCGGAAAAACAACTCGATTTCGGTGTAAATTTCTCATGGGAAGAAATTTCAGTGATGCTTGCATGTGGAACTGTTCTTTTGATGGGAAAGATAATACCCGAAGAAGTTGTTCCCGAAACGCAATAGTTGAAAACGGAATACCGTGGAATTTCCCAAAGATTCATACGATACGCACAAACTACAAATTATGGGAGAAGCGTATCCGTGAAGTGCAAGAAGGAAATGCGGTGTTATCTATTCGACAATGGTCAGGGAAACCCTACCGGAGTAAGCAAACGACAATTCTTAACCTAACAAAAGATGATGGTGTTGGAATACAGCCATTGAAGATTACAAGATTCGTTGATAAGTTGGACAACAAAGAGTGTGTAGCTATATCTGTTGATGGCAAGATAAAAGTAAATCTTACTCTGGAAGAAATTGCACATAATGATGGATTATCCTTTGAAGATTGGACGGCATGGTTCAAAGGTTCCGATACTTCACAAGATATGGCTATCATTCATTTTACATCTTTCAGGTATGAATAAGAGCATTTATATCAGTTTGCCAATAACGGGTATTCCACACCAAAATGTTAAGCGTAAATCAGACCTGATAAAAAAGGCTCTCAAACAAAAAGGATACATACCTATCTCCCCGTTAGAAATCTCATCGGAACCGGACAAGCCAATATCATACTACATGGGACGTGATATTATGACATTACTGGAATGTCAAGCAGTTTTCTTTTGCCGTGGCTGGGAGAAATCTAACGGATGCTTATTGGAATACCATGCCGCACAAATTTATGGATTAGAACTAATATTTGAGGAAGGTACGGAAAAGTCACTCGAAAAGGTACAAAATGCTTTTTGTTCCCATTGTGGTTCTGCAAGCGTTTGTAACCGACATACTCAATTAAGAGGCGGATGCCAGTCATTGTTATCATTCACATTTAAAGTAGAAGAAGCATTATGGAACAAATAATTAAACTAATTGCCGGGCTATTCATATTATTCATAGCTCTTTCCGGCGTGGACATTTCTTTTAGACCACTGAAATTCAGTCTGGACAATCCAATCTTCGGTGTCGGGGCAATTATCATGCTTATAGGCTTTTCTATTTGCATTGGTGCGTCCCAATGGCGTGCAGTTGAAAATCACAAAGAGAAAACTGGATATTACAAAGGCTATGAGAATGGGGCTGAAGACGCTTTTCGATTGGTGAAAGAGAAATCACAAAAACAAGAAGAAAATGAAGAAGTACAGAATTAAGGCAGTACAATGCTATGTTGTTGGAGCCGATAAATATGGCTGTGAAGATTTATATGTCATTCCTAAGTATAAAGTACAAGTCAAAGTACTTTTTGTGTGGGTGACTGTAAAATCCTTTGTTGATATGGATACTGATTATGCGAAGAATTGTGCTAACGAACTTCAAGATAAACTCAACGAAAAAATATAACTATGATAGAACTAAAAGGAAAATATGGAAAAGACTGCAAGGTTTTTGCAAAGACAATAGAGTCTGCTGCTATCGGCACAATCCAAAACATTCTTGATAATCCAGTTACCAAAGATGTTCCTGTACGGATTATGCCGGACACACATCAGGGAGTTGATATTGTGATTGGTTTCACAATGCCAGTTACAGGGCTTATCAACCCCAATCATATTGGTGTAGATATTGGTTGTGGGATGGCTTTTGTGAGGATTCTGAATGTTGTTAGTGAATCTTCTTTTGAAGAGATTGATAGAACTATCAGAAACGTTGTTCCAATGGGATTTGACATTAATAGTGAATCTATCACAGAATCCGAAAAGCAGTCATTCTTCGACAAAGCAAACATTAATCTATCTTTTCATCGAGAGGGGATGTTCCCGGAGCCGCCTTATGTCGATGAATCATATATAACCAAACTATGCAAAAAGGTAGGTATGAATGAAAAGGTATTCTACAATTCAATCGGCTCTTTGGGTGGTGGAAATCACTTTATTGAGATCGGAAAAGATACAAATAATTGTATATATCTAACTATTCATTCAGGTTCTCGAAACTTTGGTGTGAAAGTTTGTAAGTATTACGCCAAATTAGCGAAGTTTGACAAAAGGGCTTTTTCCTCGGAATTGGAAGAGATCAAGAAAACTGTTCCACCACAGCGTCTTCAGGAAGAGATAAAACGGATTAAAGAAGAATTTTCTATTAGAAATGGATATTTGTCTGATACTGCAATGTATAATTATCTATTTGATATGTCAATAGCGCAAACATACGCTTCATTAAATCGGCAGACAATTATCAATCGTATCTCCCACGCATTGGGCTGGAAAACCTCGTCTACCATCGAAACGGTGCATAATTATATCAACTTTGATGACCTTATTATTCGTAAAGGTGCCATATCTGCACATGAGAATGAAATAGTAGTTATTCCTATGAATATGGCTGACGGTATATTACTTTGTCGCGGTAAGGGAAATCCTGATTGGAATTACTCTGCACCACATGGAGCCGGACGTTTATTCTCCCGGTCTTTTGCCAAAGAGAAATTATCAATGGAGACATTCAAAGAAAGAATGGTTGAAGTATATTCTACATCCGTATGTGAAGGAACAATAGACGAAAGTCCTATGGCATACAAAAGTACGGATGAAATCAAAGAGCTTATTGAACCTACCGTTGATATAATTGATACGATTCGACCATTGATAAACATTAAGGCTTTATGATCGAAAAAAATGAGTTTCCTTTCTCTCTTGGTGGTTACGGCTGGCAAGAAGAATACAAAGGTTTTGATATTGTTGTACACGTACAAAAACACAAAGGAATATCCGCTTACGCTTTTTCTTCTGAAAAACGTATCGTTTGGCAAGAATCAAAAACTTTTGGAGATAAAGAAGAACTATTCCAATGGGGACGTAGTGCCATTGACCGACATCTACAATTCCAAAAAGAAGAGACTGAAAGAAAGGCGGTTATAAGAGCTGAATATTACATAAAGAAAGGCAAGGAAGCTGCACTTAAAGCCTTTAGTAGTGCTATGTATTTTTCTAATATTGAAGGAAAAGAGTATGAAGAGGCTTTAGGCTTCTTCCAATATGAACTTGATAAACAGTTTGATAAGCTGAAATGAAAACAGCCGATATTATTAATGGATTCTGTGAGCTTGTCTTCCGGGATAGAAAGGGGAATAAAATATACCCAAATGTTTTCGTTGAAAAATGGGAAGCTGATCTTTTAGAAGTTACCCGGTCACGGCTCACCTATGAATATGAAGTAAAAGTTAGTAGGTGTGATTTCCACAAAGATAGTAAGAAGCAAGATCAAAATGGGAATAGCAAATTTGATAACATTTTGGCTGGTGGACGTACCAACTACTTCTATTACATAGTTCCTGATGGACTTGTGAAGCCAGAAGAAGTTCCTGAATTTGCCGGACTTATTTATGCTATCAATGGAACACGCCGAGCAGATGGATATACGGAACCTATTATTTATTTCCATGTAGCCAAAGCCGCTCAAAAGGTGTCCTCTACCAAAGCTGACAACAAATTCATTGATAAACTTAACCTATCAGCATATTATCGTTTCCACAAACTTCGTAGGATCAATTATTTAAAGGAAAGTAAAAATGGATGATAGAAAAATGATGGAAGAACTGGGCGAAAGACTTTGTGATTTCTGCCCTTTAGAAGATTGGGAAAAAGGTTCACACTTATATCCAAATGGTTATAGTAGCTGCGAAGGGAGTAAATGTGAAGATGCTCTTGAACACTATCTTGAAGAAAATGAGATGGAAGAAGATAATTCTAATGATGTAAGCAATGAAAACGATACAGGAAGTAAAGAACGCTAAAAAAAAGCTGGAAGAAGATATTTCATCTCTTATTTCCCAATTTGAGAAAGAGAATGAAGTATCGGTTTCTTCGATGGGAATGGAAACCGTTGGCTTTTGCAATGGTACCGGGCTTAATGCAGTGTGTGTTGAGGTAAAAGTAACTGTGGAATTATAACATTAATAGTATGAGCAAAAAAATCAAAAATAAGCTCCCCAATTATGATGCACAGATTTGTGTATTCAATACATTTTCTTCATGGGTGAATCATGCAAGTTCATGGTTGCGTGGGTACAGAAGCAGCCAAATTGTTTGTTTGGATACACAAAATCGCACATGCGAAATTGGTGCAGATTTTATGAGAGCCGATCAAGAAGGTACTTTTCCTATAAAAGTTTACGAAACCATAAAACACTCGAAGTAATATGTTTGAAAATGACAATAGATTTAAAGAGGCTGTTTCCCATTTCGGTGAAAAGGCTTCCTACCAATGGCTTGGTCTAAATGGAGATGAATGGATAAACCAATCCAACAAAACTATTGACGTTGATTTCCTTTCTGATTTAAAGAAGGGGAATATACGCAATATCAAATATCAAAGTGTGCCAAAGCCTATCAATAAAACCAAATGCTTAATTGATATTTCGGAGCTTCGTATCGGTAATCTCGTAAAAATCAAGACTTCCAATGATGCCTCCTACTATCCGATATATGCCATTGACGGTATGGGATTGAAGGTTGTTTTAGGTGGCGTGAGACAATGCGAAGGCTGGAAAGACATTAGCCTGTTGAAGCCCATCCGTGTCACTGAAACACTATTGGGAAAACTTGGATTTCAATTTACTCCTGAAGGGGATAATGTTTACGAACAAATATGGAGGTCAGAAGAAGGATTTGAGGTTTGGGAACATTCCAAAGGATTTAGCTGTGACTTAATAGATGATGATGTAAAATCACTGCATCAACTTCAGAACTTGCATTTCTTCTTAACTCGAAAAGAACTGTACATAAAATGAAAATCGGATTAATAGACGTAGACGGACACAACTTTCCAAACTTTGCCCTCATGCGTGCATCCGCCTATTATAAGGCAAGAGGCGATCAGGTAGAATGGGCAACTCCTTTTAACAGATACGACAAAGTGATGGCGAGCAAGGTATTTACTTTCACTCCTGATTTCAACTATCTGACATTGCAGACAAGTGCAACAGAGAAAGGTGGTACAGGCTATAACATTGCAAGCAGACTTCCTGAAGTGATAGAAAACAGTCTGTTAATGGATTATTCCATTTATCCGCAATATCCTTTTTCTATTCAGTTCTTTTCAAGAGGTTGTATTCGAAAATGTCCTTTCTGTCTTGTCCGTGAGAAGGAAGGATATATTCAGTCAGTTCTCCCAGTTAATCTAAATCCACAGGGGAAATGGATTGAAGTACTGGACAATAACTTTTTTGCGAACCCGGAATGGAAAAATGCCGTAAGCTATCTTTTGAAAACTGGACAACCTATAAAACTTCATGGAGTTGATGTCAGAATCATGGATGAAGAACAGGCGTATTATCTGAATAAGCTGAAAATGAAACAGAGAATCCACATAGCATGGGATTTGCCACAGCTTGATTTGACTGATCGACTGAAGGAAATGATTAAGTATGTGAAACCCTATAAGATTTCTTGCTATGTTTTGGTTGGTTTTAATTCTACCATCGAATAGGATTTATTTCGACTAAACAGGCTTAAAGAATTAGGAATTTCTCCTTTTGTACAACCGTATCGAGACTTTAAGAATGATCGCAAACCGACATTATATGAAAAAGATATTGCACAATGGGCTAATAAGCATCAGATTTTTAAATCCTGCGAGTTCGCTGACTTCTCTCCACGCAAAGGATTTAAGTGTGATTATTATTTAAAACAATTAGCGTAAAATAAAAATGAGCTATAAAACGCAATTAGAGCAGCTCGAAGGTTTCTTTGAGAAAAAAGATAAGCGTTCGACCATGAAACGTAGACGAAGTGTGAAAAAGGGGCGAAATAAATGGATACGTCATTCAAAATTGCCCAACGCCGATAAAATACGAAAAGGATGGGAATATTAATAATTAAAACCCAAAAAGAAGGAGCTAACTATGGGATTTACAATACCATGTTTTATACGTAAAAATACACCGGAGCTTCAGGCGGCACTTGAAACTCTGGGGTATAAAACTACCACAAGGACTGATTTTGAAGGTATCAAAATAAATGAACCGGAGGCTAACGGTATATATCGCACTGTATATACCTATTGTGTAACAACAGAAATGGCAGAAAAATATGGGTATATAGATTGTGGAACTAATGAGAGCCTTTTCATTGCCCTTGCTGCAAAACGTGATGATACGTCAGATAATCAGTATTGGGTATTTGATGAAGATTTTCACAAGTGGAAGAAAGGTGATTTTGTCATTGGAAGATTCGGAAGATGCTCATGCTATTGCCATGTGGCTACGGTAGAAGAACTTATTGAACATTTTAAATAGAAAGGTACTTTATGACAACAGGAAGAAGGCATATAATAAATGAAGATAATGGTGGATGGGCTGTATTCAGAACACGCCGTTGGGGAGAACGAGATTATAAGTCAGACAGACAAAAATGTATGCGTAAGAAATTAGGTAAAACTTTGCGCACTCGTTTAAAGAGAGAGGTTAAAGTGATGATAAAAAAAGAAATGGAAGACTAACTCAATATAATATATAATGGAAATACATAGAATGAAACCGGAGAACCCTATTATCATTGTAGATGAAGAAGAGTTCGAACGAATTGACTCAATAGCCAAACTGAAAGAAGAAGAGGTAGAAAACCTTGCTAAAGAGATGTTCTTGCGGTATGTCAAATCAAGTGGAATATCAATGCGCTTCCGTATAAATGGCGTGGAAAAAGTAATAAGACAACAAATTATTACCGAATTAAATTACGATGAACGTGGCTACCCCGAATCTGTATCTGACGAGGTAAAGCACGCCATTGTTGATGATATTACCCATTACATTAACAAGCATTTTGAGCACTACAAATCCGATTGTAAAGAAGTTGTGGAATATGAATGGTATAGATATAAAAACAAATACGATAAGAAGATTAAGTTCTGGAAAAGTCTATTTGTTATTACTTTTTTTGTGCTATTAGTCGAGTGCATTGACAGAATAATTCAATAATAAGTAGAAAGGAATATTTATGAAAACAACAATCAAAGTAGAAAAAGTATCTAATGGCTTTATAGTAGCCGGAGAAGAAACAGGCGTTAAAAAAGTTACAGCAAATGAAGAAGCTGCCGCTAAAATAGTAGCAAATGGATTTGTTTCTGTGTTTGAACAGATGAAAGAAGGTGAAACAAAAATTGTCGAATTTGAAATAAAGTAAAACAAATAATCAATGAGTAAAAAAGCTTTTAACGGAAAAGCTATATACAATCCGTCCGGCAAAGCTGGCGAGTATAGCGATTGGGCTTGTAATTTTTATACAGGATGCTCCAATAATTGTGATTATTGTTATTGCAAGAAAGGTGTAATGTCCCATGTGTGGAGTGATACCCCGAAACTGAAGAAATGTTTCAGAGACGAAGAAGAAGCTATATCCATTTTTGAGAAAGAATTGTTGGCAAATCTTAGGGAACTTCAGAAGCATGGATTATTCTTCTCTTTTACAACTGATCCCATGCTCCCCCAGACAATAGACCTGACTGTACGTGCAATTAAAATCTGTGTACATCATAGTGTCAATGTAAAAATCCTCACTAAAAGAGCTGATTTTGCCGAAAAGTTTTTTCGTCCTCTTTGTAGTAAAAGCGCATTGAATGAGAATTTGATGCACATAGCATACACACGTCACGTTGCATTTGGATTTACATTGACCGGACATGATGAACTCGAATCCAACGCTTCAAGCAATTCAGACCGGATAAAAGCCATGAAGGTACTCCATGAAAGTGGATATAAAACTTTTGCGTCCATTGAGCCTATTATAGACCTCGAAGGTAGTTTGTCTATGATAATCAGCACTGTTGGCTTTTGCGATTTATATAAAGTCGGTCTGTTAAGTGGGAAAAAGTATAATTGGCGAGAGTTACGAGGATTTATGCTTGCTTGTACTTCTTTAAAAAGTAAGTTCTACTTCAAGGATTCTTTCATAAGTCAGGCTGATTTAGATAGAGCAAATCTCCCACAAAGTTGTGTTGGAAGAGATTATGATATGTTTAAAATGTAAAAGAAGTAAAGTATAAAAAACATGTACGAAGGATTAAAAATCAATTTCAGCCTATGGCATATTGTAGGCGGTATTTACGGATACAATAAATTGATAAGACTTCCTCGAAAACAAAAGAAAGCATTAAAGAAAAGTCTTTTGCAGGATATTTTTACGGTAGATAGAAACTACCTAAAAGAGTGTCCAAAGCCTAAAAAAATGCCAATATTTAGTTATAAACAATTTTAAAAATGAATTATATAATTATTTTCCTGATAATATTTGTGATAGTATTATTGGTAGCTGGTGTGTTATTTCTCTTTAAGTTTTTAGAGAATCTACAAAATCAATTCTCCGCATTTCATCAAATTCAAGACCTATACTACAAAGATTTGGTAGATAAATTAAGACTATTGCGGTTTGCGGAGATTGTAAGACTACGGGATTACTGCACTCAAAATGAGATGTATGAAAGGGCTAAAGAGTTTAACGACATTTTAAACAAAGATTTTAGTGACATTTTACCAAAGAAGTAATATTATGAAACTTAGTAAGAAAGACCTAAAGCGTATCGAAAAGTCTGCTATTAAATACAAGCAATTCTACGAAACTCCCAACCATGAAATAGACGCAATAGTTCAAGAACTGATTGATTCATCAAAGAACATGCCTAAAAATATGACGAAGGAAGAAGAAATATCCTACATATTGAATGGAGATAATGGAGATAACGATTTGGATAAATTGAAACAAATAATTGAAGAAGAGGAAGGTAGCAATGCAAAATAGTTTGAATGAAATCGCAAAGAAAGCGCATGACTGCGCCGTTCGCCGTGGGAAGATAAGTCTTATAGACGAAGAAAATAATTTCCACCGTGATTTACTGAATGAAGTTGCAGAAGTGTTCAATGCTGAAGGGAAGAAAAGCCCGCACATTGAGCACTTCTCTGATTTTGAGGAGGAATTGGCAGACGTAATACTTGTAGCCATGAGCACTCTTAATCATTTCGGAAGTGATATAGATGCTCTGATAAAAGCAAAAATGGACTTTAATCAAATAAGGAATGATTAATGAGTATAATACAATGGATTATAAGGGCAATCGAAATGGTTGCCCTTATTTGTATCCTTAAAGCAATAATCAAAGATTTAATGAACGTATGGAAAAACAAATAAGCCGGGATATGGCGGAGAATGTCACACTTACTGCCGTTTACAATATACTATTTACTAATGATGTAGTTTGTGGGCTTGTAGTAGACTTTGTAAGCCAACTGAAGAAATCACCATATTACCGTTTCTATGTGAAACAACAAGCTAAACGGATAGAATCAGAAATGCAGAAATACGAAAAGCGTATTGCGGAAATAGCCGGAAAGAAAATCTTTTTTATGGCAGATGCGAACGAAGTTATTTCTGAAGAATTACAACCTGACCTACTCAAAATGGAGTACAGTATAAAATCAGAGTTTGATAAGCACAAAATCAAAGATAGTGCTCTTCTTGCAAAAATGGAATTAACCCGGTGCATGTGTGAACTTTCGTGTCTTTCACTCGATAAACGCATAGAAGAAACCATTCCGTATAACCAAGACGCAAAGAGACTAACATACCTTCGATTGACTGCCCTTTTCAGTTTGGTAGATGGACTATCCAATATCCTCTACCAAAGTAAAGAGTATATAAACCTGAATGAAAGCTCTAATTGCAAAATGGCAATGCAAATCATACAAAGAAAACTGACGGATTGTAACATAATCAGCCGGGCAATCAGCACGTCAGACAAATTGAATCCGGCTGTGTAACTTAAAAAAACATATTATAATGGAAATTAGCGGGAAAATAATTGTAGCACTTCCAGCACAAGGCGGTGTTTCTAAAGCCGGGAAAGAGTGGTCGCGCCAAGATTATGTTATCGAGACAAAAGAGCAATATCCTAAAAAGATAGCTTTCTCTGTTATGAACGATAACATAATGAATTTTGGATTAACAATCGGTCAAGAAGTAGACATTCACATTGATATTAATGCGACTGAATGGAATGGTAAGTGGTATAACTCAATCACATGTTGGAAAGTCATTGTTCGCAATCCGGGTCAGCAAACGGCATCCAGTCAGCCAAATTATGCTGCGGAACCGCCTCAACAGCCGGCTCCCCCACAACCGACACAACAACAAATGTTCGGGAATGATAATAAGGATGATCTGCCTTTCTAAAAAGGTGGCGGGTGGTTATCATTGCCACCCGCTACTTCTCGATCTTTATAAATTCATTGTATGTTATCCGTGACCGTGGATTATGATTCACAATTTTCATCCGATACCCCTTTGTTCCCCACCGGAACCATAAGAAACGATGTTTATATTCCCTATTTACTACGGTAGATAGGCTATCTGAAGTCTGGTATTTAAAATCTACTGTATCAGACCGAATACACCCACTAAATTCTGCCCATTTATCCGCATAATTGAAACAACTATCCTTTATCATAAAAACGATGCTATCCTTTGTTACCACTTTTGTATGAGTGATATACTCAACTTGTGAAGGTTTTAGTTTCAATTCTTTAATCAATTTGGCATCAGCCTCACGATATTCCTCCAACTCTTCAATAGTTAGACGAAGCTGTTTACTTTCAGCTACGTTGAGGCTATCTCTTACCTTATAAGTTTTCAACTCTGAAAACAACGCCTCAACATTCCCGGATTGGCGTTTACTTTCATAACGTTCTTTCTTCAATAAATTGGAGAGACAAATGATAGCGGCAATTAATACCACTATCACTATTCCGATTGCTAATTTTGCTTTCATTATGATGTGTATATAGATTTACCGCTTTCAGCTATCACTATCCATGCGCCATTACAGAATCCATATATTTTTCCGTCATTGGCGGGCATATCAGGAATTGTCGAAAGTTTTGTCCCGTTTTCAGTCGCTTTAGCCAAAGCAGAAGACGCCGTAATCTTTGCAGAGTCAGCAGTTGTTTGCGCAGTAGCAGCTTTTCCATCAACAACGGCAAGCATCCCAGTTAATGTCTTCTCATTCGTTACTCCTGACAAGAAATCCTCAATCTCTTTAAACGTATCAATAGCCGTAGTTACATCTACACCTTTAACCAGCGTATCTAATGCTTGCTTCACACTATTGATAGACTGTTCCAGCTTCGATTCCTCTACCTGTGCCCTTCCACTTTCAACAAACAAATCTTGCTTACTTGCAAAGCTCCCTTGTAAGTCTTCCAGTAAAGATGATGTTGCCGGAAGTTTATTAACTCTCACTTTGATATATTGACCGGGAATTAGATAATTCTCATTCATATCACAACAAGAACCAACATTAAGATTCTCCTTAAACGATACATAACTGTGCCCGGTAGAGCTTTTCAGTAGTACTACCCGGTTGTCATTTATATCACCAAAAGTCAAATTAATAGCAATGTTTCCCGACACCTGAATCGGTTGGCTTTCAAACCACCCGTCTTCCACTTGAATAAAATTTAGACTTATCATACAGTTCTGTTTTTCAGATAATTATTATATTAATTCCCACCCTTTCCTTACGTCTTCCATATTAGCTGGAACACCGTTTTCAACATAACTCATAGCGGAAACTATCGCAATAAGTTGTTCTTTATTGTCTCTACGTAAAACAGTATGTCGGGATACACCTGAACGCCGTTCTACTGTGGAAATATATGATTCTGTATTATTCTCACATGGCGGTGCCCATCTCATTATGACATCTTCAAGTTCGTTTGATACACCATCTTTATCGGTATCATACTTGTTCAAGATGTAGGTTTGGAGAGTCTTAAAAGCAGCCCGGTATCCGTATGCCATAGACGTGAATTGAAAGAAACTCTTATCTGTTTGTGTTGCAGATAAGCCCTGCCATTTTGTGCTATTCTTCCGAATATTCAATGGATTATTATTTCGTAGTCCTCGTGTCATTTTTGTTCCTCCTTATTTTCTTTGTTATTTTTATTCATAAAATCATCAACTGCATGTATCATCTTGTCAGGCTCGTTTTTATGCTTTGCTATTTCAGCAGCAAGTATCGCCACTTGTCGGTAGTCGTCCTTCATTTTATCTTCCGCTTTCTCGTAAATACTTTTGACTTCTATGGCACCAAAAGCGATTGCGCCCAATAATGTTACCAATGGGAAAATTGGAATATGCCAGTCGTAATAGTTATCCAAAAACCAAACTCCCCCCATCTGCATACAATCAACGAAAGTTAAAGCTAATAGTGCATTATAATACCGTGCAATTTTATCAACGGTTTTTCTAAGCATATAAATCGTTCTTGCTTCACCTCTTTGTTTAGCTTTTCTGTATCCACTCCATAAGTCTGCCCCGATCAGCAATAATACAAGCATGTAGATACCAAATAGCATCCATGCAATTACAAATAATTCATTCAGTTCTTTCATCGTTATCCTGTGTTTGTGTAAAATATTCTTTATAATGAATTATAATATCGTGATTCAACATAGCTATAATCCCCAGTTGAAATTTTTCCCTGCAAGGTAAAATCTGAAGTATTCACAATCCACCATTCAATTCTATTTGATGGATACTGATTCGTTGTTCTTGCACTAAGATGTAAACGCCGGGGAAATGAGCCAATCTTTATTTGTTTCACACTCATTCCATTGTACATGAAAGGATATGTACCATTTTCTCCACTAATCATTACTGCTCCCGGATTACCATAAAATATCATTTCAGAATCGAATCCATCTAAATCAGTGGAAGTTGGCAAAGTCATATAATGTGTATCGTTTCCTGTATTTTTGGTAAAAACAAAATTCAACCCAGTTGCAAGGTCTGCTTTGAAAGATTCTGAAGTATATTTATCTAAACTAACTTTACGATAAATCTTTTTTATACCCACTTTAAAAATACCTCTTTCACAAGTCAAATCACCAGCTTCATTCCAACTGATATTTCCATGCGCCAACTGCCCGTTACCCGCCATTCCGAAATATACAGAAGCATTATCAGGCGTTTCCCCTCCAACCCAAAATGGTATGTCTCCACCAACGAGTCCTGCTACAATAGTTTTTCCATCAGGCTTCATAATCAAAAGCTGATTACCCTGCATGAAGCGTAGGATCGCATTTTGAGCCATAATTAATGGTGTGTAAACAGGCTGAAGAGTATTGAATTTCTGCCAATAGGTTGTGTTAGTTACCGGAATAGAAGTGCTGGATACATGCGTCTTCAAGCATTTATAAGCATTGAAAGTATTTGCGCCAGTCGTCACAATCGCAATATCCAAATACCGGGTGCCGGAGGTCAAAGCCTCGTCATTGCGATACTCTACCCCAGCTACCCATTCAGACTGCCGAAGGATACAACCGGGCAATCCATCCTTTCCGGGATTTCCATTGTCACCGGGCTTTCCATCATTCCCGTTTTTCGCTCTACGTCTTACTACTATGTGACCTTGTATCTTCATTTTCCTACAATTTTGCTAATGCCTCATTTGCGACTTCTTTAGCGCGTTTGCGCCATGCTTGAAAATCAGAGTATTCCTTCAAATATTCAGCACGTTTTACTTCTGTTAGCTCACTCGCTTCATCTTTGGCTTCTTCATAATTGGCGAATACAGCTTCACGTCTATCTGCCGAATAGCGATCAGTTACAATAGCACTGACAAGCTCTTCATACGTTCGCCCGATTGCGTTTACATTCTCACAAACCAACTGTTCACGCTTTTCACCTTCAACGGTAATTTCGTTTTTGGCATAATCAAAAAACAGTCGTACCAAACTGCCTTCCACTGTAACTTGTACACCTTCGGGCACCACTCCATTAAAATCACTGTACGCTTTCATTTTTACCTCCTTTTAAATTATTCATCAAAATAATAAGCACTCTTTCCTTCACGAAGTGCGCGTCTTTTAATAATCACATTCTCCACCGGGAAAATCTTATCACCTGTCTCTTGTTCTCGCAATCTCGCTTGGTCGAGTACATCTTTCAGGTTAAAGCAATTTGTTATGAACTTGTATTTTGAACCGTTCATTTCAAACAGTACACAATACCTTCCGTCTCCCTGTGAAGTCTTCACATTTGTTTCAAAATCCAACACCTTAATGGGAATATTCAGAATTTCCATTAATCTCATTTCTGAAACATCAAAGAACTTCTTTCCGTCCTTCGTCTTTCCACTTTGTTTGATTCCTTTGTCAGCAAAACTCATATCATTATCTGTTATTGTTTTCCATAAATTTCGGCAATCTCCCCATTTACACCATCCCCAGTATGATGCACGGATTTGTTGCTTACGTTTACGACTCTTAATTCGTTTATCTTTTCGCGCGAAGGTTTTCTTCATGTTTTTACGTAGCCTTACATTATCCGGTGTAAAGCAATATCCCAAGAAGTTAATCCTTCTTCCTCTTACTTCTTTTTCGCTTTCTATGTTTTTTGTTTTCATGCCTAACTTCCGTTCCTATTGGAGAAATACAACTATTTGCTTTCACTACCAATCCATATTCTGCACTTATCCGGTTATATTCCCGGAGTAGAAATTTTGCTTCACCCTTTGTTCGTGCAAGCATCACGTTATCATCACAATACCGATGCAAGCATTTGACCTTATACTGTTCTTTGAACCTGTGGTCTATCGGGCTTACTGCGAAATTTCCGATTGGTTGGCTTGTGTACGCTCCAATCGGTACAGCTCTCTTTCCGAAGTTCTTCATTTTCCAAAATATCAATTAACTCTTTTCCGCTATCATAACTCAACAATGCAATCTCAATCAACTTTATAAACTTCTCGTCTTTGAATTTTCGGCGAAAAGCATTAATCACAACTTCGTGTGGAATACTCTGATAAAACTTTTTGAAATCAGTCTTTACAAGCCACTTGTATTCAGGATACCTACGCAAAAACATCTTCATGCGTTTGACTCCAAAATGCAGTCCTTTTCCCTTTATGCAAGCACTCGTATCGAGAATAAGACTCTTGTAAATATCTGCTCCAATCACTCTCATTATGGCATGATGGAGAATACGCCACGGGAAATAACTCTGTTTCGCAATATCCCTTCTCTTTCCCGCATCACTGACAACTGACATTATACTGAAGTCAGGATCAGGGAAATCCAGCGTTAAAATCATCTTCCTTAAAGCCTCTAAATCATCTTTGGCGCGTTCGTTATGACGGCGGATAAATCGGTTTTTCTTCACCTTTCCATCCTGTGCATCTCTATCCGCTTCCCGAAGATTATCCATATCAGCAATCTGTTCTATCAAAAATCCTCTTCTCTTAGTCATTACCTTCTATTTAAAATTTACACCATACTTCTAATTTGTCTTCTTCAGACCTATATTGATTATTCCGATATTGCAAGCCCATTTTGCTTGCTTGAATAATTTGCCCGGAGCTTTCGAGAATAAACCTACTAACACCGCTTGTCTGTGTTCGCAAGAGAAACAGACCTTTCCGCTCGTGATTTTTTGACATCGTAACTTGTTGGTTACTACGCTGCAACCATAATATTGCAGGGTCATGGTTCAGGGAACTCGCAGATTTCTCCACGATATAATAAGCAAGGCGAGAGCCGACATTCGCATTCGAGTTCGACCAAGCGTTATTCGAGTTCGCATACGCCAAGCCGCAGTTCGCACCGTTATTCGCATTACCGCCCCAAAAGACCAGCTCTTGTTCCCTTCCGCCAACCGTCCACCCCTGTCGGGTGCGCCACGCTATTCGTAATTCGAGAACGTGACGCTGTGAACGGATTTATAACTATTTGTAATTCAAAGAACTAAGTTTATTTCAGCTATCAAGATGCCATCAATTCAGCACCCGTAACAAATGTTAAATTTCCATAATAAGCAAGGCGAGAGCCGACA